GCAGTCAAGCAACTGCTTGCTTGACACCCCCTAAATAATGTGTCATCATGACTTCGGTCTGGTGACACACAGACCAAATACAAAACATACGGAGAATACAATCCATGTCTTTCGCATCGCTCAAAAAGTCCTCTGGTTCCATTGCAAACCTGACCAAGGAACTTGAAAAGATGAGCAAAGGTTCGGGCAACGGTCCCGACGAACGCCTCTGGAAACCAGAGGTTGACAAAGCAGGCAACGGTTATGCTGTCATCCGCTTCCTGCCCGCTCCTACCAACGAAGACCTGCCCTGGGCACAGGTCTGGTCCCATGCCTTCCAAGGTACTGGTGGTTGGTACATCGAGAACTCCCTGACCACTCTCGGTCAGAAGGATCCTGTTGGTGATCTGAATCGCATCCTCTGGAACAGCGGTCTGGATTCTGACAAGGAAGTTGCTCGTAAGCAGAAGCGTAAACTGTCCTACTACTCCAACATCTATGTTGTGAAGGATCCTCTTCACCCTGAGAACGAGGGTCGTGTCTTCTTGTACAAGTATGGCAAGAAGATCCATGACAAGATTGTTGAGGCAATGAAGCCCCAGTTTGAAGATGAAGAACCCATCAATCCTTTCTGCTTCTGGAAGGGTGCTGACTTCAAGTTGAAGATCGTCAAGCAGGATGGTTACTGGAACTACGATCGTTCTGAGTTCGCCTCTGCCTCTGTACTGGGTGACTTTGATGACGAGCAGTTGGAACAGCTCTACAATCAGCAATACTCTCTTGCTGACTTCACTGATCCCAAGAACTTCAAGTCCTACACTGAACTTGAAGCACGTCTGAACCTTGTCCTTGGTAAGACCAATCGTGCCGCTCAGGCAGCACAGGCAGAGGAAGAGGAAGATCCCGTGGCATTCTTCTCCCCCGAGGAGACAGCTAAACAATCGGCACCTGCCTTCAACAGTGGGTTCGGTTCTAGTGTAGAATCATTGAATGGGGATGAGGATCCTGACCTCTCCTACTTCGCTAAACTCGCTAACGACGACTGATGAAATTCCTTGCTCTCCCCCTGTTACTTCTCACAGCAGCACCTGCTCAGGCAGTGACCTGGGGAGAGTTTTGGGAACCATTCACAGGTGACAAGCACCACCACCATGTAGAGAGGCACTACTATCACTCTGCACCCCCACCACCAAGGATGTGCAGGAGAAAGCAAGTGGTTGACACATGGGTTGAACCGACACCCTTCTACCCTGGGTACTGGTCACAACGAATCAGGTGGACGTGGGAACCTTGCTACCGTCGCAGGCACCACCACCATCACTAAAACCAAAATCGACCTTCGATTACCAAAAGACCCCGAAAAAAATTCGGGGTATTTTTTTGTCCCCAGGGTTTTTCATAAATATTGACAGATCCACGAATATCGTGTATCGTACTAATATCGCGAATATCCATTATCATGTACAAACCTTATTCTGCCGAATGGCACAGATATCGTTACTTGAAGGAAGCGATCGACAAGTACCTTGACGATGGGATTGATCCAAGTTACATTGTGGACGATATCCTCGATATTCTACATATCCGCTCTGAGGCGGCATATCACGAATTTACGAGAATCAACCAATTAGAACATTATCTCTCGGACGTAGGAACATGCTCTCAACCCAATACCGACTCAGATTAGAGTTTATCTGTAAAAAGATAGCAAACAAGGAGGAGGTCAAATTAGACGATATGATTTGGGCAGAGAAACTCGCCAAATCACACACAACCGCCCGAGATTGGTTGAATAGTGCTCGACGCCAGGCTGCTAACAACATTCAAGAGGGCAGTATGGATGATTTTATGAATAGGATGGGATTAGGCGACCCCGACCCATCCAATCACAGAACGGGGTTCACAAGTGCTGACGAGATCGTTGACTGGTTCAAGCAGGACAAACCTGATGATTGGAGACAGAGAGATTAATATCCAGAAGATCCACTAGAAGACCCACCAGTTGCCTGACCGCTTGCCGTTGTGCTGCTGGTGGTGGTGCTTGCGTCTGTTGTACCAGCAACCACACCAGAAGAGTTCACAATACCTGTTCCAGCGGCAGTCGTGGTGGATGTGGTAATAGTTGCACCCGCGTCATTGGTTGTGACAGTCACATCTCTGTTACCAAGATCTTGCTGACCACTAAACTCAATACTAGAAGCAAGACCATACTCAGTAGTATAGTATTTCTTCTTGGTGATAAAGATCTCTTCCACAGTATTGGGACTGACCTTAACTTGCTCACCATCACCAAGTTCTTCGTTTGGTGCATATTCAAGCAATTCTTCAAATTCCTCGACGAACGCAGTGACGTAGAGAGGGTTGAGCAACCAAATGTTCGATTTTTCGTCGTTTAGGTTTCTCTCGTATTCCCAGTTGGACACAGGATATACCGAATCAGCAACAGTAGTGCCATCTGGTCGATATGCAACATAATCAGAGTTTACAATTTTGCCCTCTTTGATGATAATGTTGCCTAACTGGTCTCTTACTTCATTTGTCTCATAATGGTGAATACCATTAACGCTGAGATATTTTTTCTCAACCATCTTATAGAGTTCTTCCTCAGAAAGAGGCCAATCTTGATATATGTTGATAATGTTGTTGCACAACAAAACGACCCAATCTAGACCAGAGTCACTATACTTGTCATATGCAACTTGGTCGGGTCTTTCGTTGTTTCCGACGCTATATTGTTCAAAACCCAAGACATCATCTTGAATGCTATCGCGAATCTTGACTCTGCGAAAGATATTCTTTGCTGCGACGAAAGGTTCGACATTATTTTGTCGGAATGACGATACGCGAACCCTAACGTCAGGTATGTAAGAAAAATAAGGCATTACTTTTTAGATTTCCCGTTGTTGTTGTTTGCGTTGTACACGTCTCTGGTGATGAATGCAGTCTCATCGAAACTCAGAGTCATTCGGTACTGTGCAGGACCATAATCAATACCACTCAGATCATATCTAAGGGAGGTATTCTGACCGTTGGGTGTCAGGTTTACCTGCATGTTGGTAAGAACCATATTGACTGGGAATGTCAACAGAGTTCTCATCATTGCAGGTTCGTTCAGTTTCTCTTCACCAAGAGCAGCAGAACCAGATCTCCTAGGTGAGTAACGTACAATCTCAGCACGGAAGAATCTAGGAATCGTCAACCAACGAGACTGCTCACCAGATGTGCCAGGAAGCATCGAATCTCTCAATTCATGAATGATTGCCTGGATGTTCTTCGCCTCTTGGGGATTACGAGGTGCCATGTCAAAGGTAAAACTGTGAGAGCGATAGTTCACACCTTTGAATGTAGTCTCTTCATATGGGTTGAAGACCTTACCACTAGACAGAGCAGCAAGAGAGTTCTTGCTCATGTTACCGTCAACACCAAAGGCACCAGCAGCACCATTGAAGATACCAGCAACAGCACTGAATGCAACCTCAGGTTTTGCAGAAGTTGCTGCATTAGAAATCTTCTTAGCAACTTCCGAAGTATCACCTGATCTCATTGCTTCAACAGCAATATCACCAAAAGGACCAAGTGCTGCCTTTTCGTATGATGTGCTATATGTTTCGTTCAGATCGTGAGGCAGATACAGATAGATAGTCTTGTAGATTTGGTTTCTGTTGTATCTTCTGCCAGGATTACCTTTTCTGCTATTCTGACCTACATAGTTGTAAGGGTTCGCAGTCTCAGGATCATAGATCATTAATTTTATGTAGTCGATCTGCTTGGTCTCGAAGCGATGACCACGACTAATTGCACCATCAGAGGTCGAAGGACCACGAGGTGTGGTCATGGGATAAATAAGTCTATCACCACTACCCTTCCCGCTGGAATCTTTTTTCTTAGTGGTTGGTAGTTTTTTAGATTCTTTCGCCATGGCTTACTCAGGTAGATACAGACCATCAAACCCACATAAGTATAAAGGTGATCCCACGAATATTATTTATAGGAGTTTGTGGGAAAGAAAGTTCATGGTATGGTGTGACAAGAATGAGAATGTCATCGAGTGGGGTAGTGAGGAGATTGTTATCCCCTATATCTCTCCTGTGGACAATCGTGCTCATCGTTACTTTCCAGACTTTTACGTCCGAGCAAGAACTAAGGCAGGGAGCACGCAGAAGTTTATTATTGAGGTCAAACCTAGTAAGCAAACAGTTCCGCCGAAAAAACAGAAACGTGTTACGCCTAAGTACATCAGCGAAGTGAAGACTTATGCTGTCAATGATGCGAAGTGGAAGGCAGCAAAAGACTATTGTCTTGATAGACAAATGCATTTCATGATACTGACCGAAAATGAATTAAAGGTATGAGTATCTTCAACGACGTAAGAGATCTTGCGGCAGGTAGTAAAAAATCTAAGGACTGGTATCGCTCTCAGGTCCTATATGGACTGGAAGACTCGACAGGGTTCAAGGTAGGTGATGTTATATTTTTTTCATATTCTGCTGCTACTCCCGATCTGAAATACTATGACAGATACCCTATGGTATTAGTCACGGATGTGGACATGCAGAACTTACAGTTCTCTGGTGGCAATCTACATTATCTGAGACCGTCTACCAGGATGTCTGTTGCTAAAACTTGGGGAGGAGGATCCGTATCATATCCTATGCGTTGCCACCATAAATACTTTATGTCAAACGCTAGCAATATAAAGATTGTTCCAGCGGTGGATCTTGCAGAAATGAAATATCCACTACCATTAGAGCAATTTACAATGAATGTTGTTGGTCGATGGTTAGACATTCCTTCTAGTGTTATTTGGAGTAGACAGTAAATGCCAAGTCCCAACAGATTTGAGGATTTCAGAAGTTTAATTGCAACGAATGCACTTGCTCCTGCATCAAATAACTTATTTGAGATTCAGATTCCCCCACCCCCTATTCTAGATAGATCTCCTGCGGTAGATGAAGCATGGCAAACTATCAATTATTTTGCCACCTCTGTCACTGTGCCTAGTAGGGCAATGACAACATCTGAGGTCAATAACTTTGGTATGATCCGTCGATTTGCCACAGGTCAAACGGCATCTGAGATTACTATCTCATTCATGGTGACCAAGGACCAGCGTCATAGAATGTTCTTTGAGAACTGGATCAATGCTGCTGCTTCTGATTCCGACAACACTGTCGCATTCTATGATCAATATGTGACTGACATGTCAGTAATCAAGTGGGAGCATGGTGCTAATTTTCGAGTCACCAAAAGAGATTCAGACAACAGGGATACGAGTAGGGGAGCATTGAACCCATCACAGTCAACAGCAGTCTGGAAACTCTACGGCGCATTCCCAACAAATATCAGCACAATTTCTTTCGATAACGAACAGTTGAATCTGGTGCAGATGGATGTCCAGTTCTTCTTTGAACGTTATAGATTTGATCAGGTGTCTCGCGCAACACTCAAAGCAAAACCATTCAAGCAGCAGGCAGTCTTCACGCTTGATGAGATTGAGACCAAGGTTGCTGGTTCTGGTAACCCAGACGTTCAGCGATTTACCGTATAAATAATTTTATCGTCATTTTCAAATCATGCCTTTACCTAAACTTGTAGTGCCTGAGTATGACTGCAAATTGCCAGTCAGTGGAACAAAAGTCACTTACCGTCCTTTCCTTGTCAAAGAGGAAAAACTCCTGTACCTCGCAATGGAAACCCAAGACGAGAAGGAGATGATCAAAGCAGTCAAGACTATCTTGAAGGCTTGTAGTAATGTCAAGGATGTTGAAAAATTAGCAACATTTGAGATTGAATATCTGTTCTTGAAGATTCGTTCTAGGGCAGTTGGTGAGGTTAGTGAATTTAAGATCACTTGCCCCGATGACAATGAGACCGAAGTTGAGGTTGAAGTCAATCTTGACCAAGTGGAGGTTGTTGTTCCAAGAGAACATAAGAAGATCGTCAAAATCAATGATCAAGTGAAAATTGAAATGAAGTATCCTGCCCTGGATGCATTCGTGGATCGTAACATGAAAGACGAACCTGATATTGATGATGTCTTCGATCTTGCTGCGGACTGTATTGATAAAGTATATGATGGCGACGAGACCTATGAGTCTTTCACCAAGAAAGAAGCAAAGGATTTCCTGGGTGACATGAATAACGAACAGTTCCAAGCGGTTCAGGCGTTCTTTGAGACTCTGCCCAAATTGTCTCACACACTGGAAATTGAAAATCCCAAGACTGGGGTGAAAAGTGAAGTTGTACTTGAAGGACTATCGTCTTTTTTCGCATAGCGTTAATGCATGACAGTCTTATGAATTACTATAAGACTAATTTTGCATTAATGCAGCATCACAAGTACAGTCTATCTGAACTTGAAGATATGATGCCTTGGGAGCGAGATGTATATGTGAACTTGTTGATCGCTTATCTTAATGAAGAAGAACGTCGAAGAAAACAACAAGATAGCTCGTTTAGTTTCTAATGGCAGCAGCACTCAGAAAATATGTATCGGTAAAGGCGCAAGCGCCAGTTGACGATTTAGGCAAGGCATACAGATCTATGACCTTCGCCTATAATCGTCTGGGCGGTTCATTGACTCTGGTTGGCGAGAATCTTACACAGTTCAAAGAATTACTTTCTGCTCACACAGACTTCACCCTGGGACAACAGGAGCGTGAGCGAGATATTATTAAGAAAGAGCACGAGGATAAGTTAGAGACTATCCGAGCAACTAAGGACATGCTCGGTAGAGAGAAAGGTCGTAAGCAAGATGCTGAGGCAGAGAAGAAGCAAGAGTCTACGACAAAGATAGAAAAGTCAGCAGAGAAGGAAGGCAAGAAAGAAAAGAAATCTAGGTTTGGGTGGTTACAACTACTACTGAAACCAATGGGTGCCTTGATCAGGGGACTTATGTCTCTTGTGGCACCAGTCATTGCATATAAGGTCTTAGACTGGTTAGAGAAAAATCCAGAAAAGGTCAAGAAACTCTTAGGATTCATCAAAGCGATCTGGTCCTTCACGAGAATGATTTCTCGCTGGGGTCTGACTCAGGTCATGGATGGTGTTACCAAGGTATTTGGTAATGACCCTGATAAGAATGCATTCCAGAATGGTCTAGACAAAGTATTTGGCATACTGCAAATCTTTGGCGGTATTGCAGCACTTTGGTTGGCATCTCGTATATTGATGCCATGGAAACTGATTGGTGATGTCAAGTTTATGACTGCCCTGGGTAGGGGTGTTAAACAGGCATCAGAGTCAGACTGTATGCCTGGCAAAAATAAATTAAAGAAGAAAGGAAACAGAGTCGGCAGAGACGGCAGAACCTCCAAGCAGCGCCTCAGAGACATGAAGCGTAAGGTAAGGATTCGTAGGTTGAATCAACTACGCCGCCGCCTGGGATCGGGCATGAAGCGTGCTGCTGGCAGAATGGTCACCGTTGGTTCGATGGTCATCGATGCAACGAAGAGAAACATAAAGTCACTTGCATCAAGTGCTGATAATCTTATCCTAGAAGCAGGAGAACAACTCGCCAAAACTGGTGGTGGTGCTGTTGACAATCTGATGGGGTTGGGTTCTTTCTTGAAGAACAAAACTACAAGTGCCGCTAGTGGTCTTGCTACCCAAGCAGGTAAGTTAAAGAATCAAGCAATCGATCTTGGCGAAAGAGCATTCTCAGGCACAGTCAACTTCGCCAAGAAATCTGGTGCTGCTATTGGTGGTTGGTGGGCAGAGAAGTCTGCCTATCTGGCAGCGCAGGCAAAGAAGATGGGCTCTGGTATTTGGAACTGGGGCAAGAATCAGGCAAAAACAATTGGTGATGTTGCTGCAATGGCAAAGGATCCCAAGAAATTGGGTTCTATTGTCTTAGATAAAGTCAAGGGTTACATCAAACCCGTCATCGAAAAGAACGAGACTGCTAAACAAGTCTTAGATTTTGCAGGGAAATCAAAATCCGAGCAGGTAAAGTCTGCCAAGAGTGTTGTTGGCAACTTTATCAAGTCAGGTATCAGAAATCCTGGATTCAAATCATTCAGAGAGTTCTTGGTTGCAGCAAAGAGCACTGCTAAGATCGGTGGCATTGATAAACTTGTAGCAGCAGTTCTGTCATTGTTGGATTACACCGTCTTTGGTGAATCCCCCATCAACGCTGTACTGAAAGCATTGGGCGGTTTGCTTGGATATTCTGCTGGTTTTGCTATTGGTGCTCCGTTTGGTGGTGTCCCTGGTTTCATTACAGGTGCTGCTGGTGGTTTTGCTGGTGAGTTTATCGCCAACAAGATCCTAAAAGGTCTGTCGATGACACCTCTGAAAGATATTGATGACCCCGTTGCTGAGATGCTTGGTGCTGATGAGGGCGGTGGTTTTATGGGCATTGGTGCCAAGAAGAGAAGAAAACTCGTCAGAGATCCAGATGCACCTCAACCTTGGGAACAAGCACTAGAAGCAGCCGCTGCTGGCGATGATGGCGGAGAGATCGCTGGTCCACCTAAGATGGCGAAGGGTGGTCTACTTAGATTTGATGGTGGTGGTGAATATGCACCCGATGGGAAACCTAAGCACCCTGGATTGAAGAAGAGATTTGAGAGTATTACCAAGATGAAGTTTGCCGCTGGTGGTGAACTTGCAAAACTTGGAGATGGAACTTCATTGGTAAATGCTGCCGCTGGTATGTGTACGACTGGCGTGATTCTCACTGCCGAAAGAAACGGAGCATCTATTGGCAAACCTCACGTTGCTACTGGTAATGACCCCAATAACCCTAGGGGTTTGATGGCGCAGGCAGTGGGTGAGCATGGTTATGGATCTATTCCTGGTCTGGGTGAACCTAAGAAAATCACATCTCCATATGGTCATGTGAATGTCAATGTGATGGATCTGCCTACATGGACACAGGCAGTTAAGGACAAGAAAATTCCCTCAGGTTCTCTAATCTTCTCTACTAGACATAGTGATTGGAACAATTCTGCTAGCAGCAGTGGTAATGACTCTGCTATTGCAAAGAATGGGGGACAGAAACTGTGGAGTGGACACTGGCAGGCAACTGTTAATGGTGTTGGTGCTGTCTATGGCGCAGGAACCAAGGGGATTGTTGCCCTGACCCACCCTGGTGGTAATAATGTTGGTTATGACGGCAAGACAGACAACGTAACCCCAGGTAACGGTCCTGGTAACGGCACTTCACCTAGTGGTGGTGGTGAACCTAGTTTGGATCCAAAGGCAGAGTATCTGTCTGCTGAGAAGATGACCTCTTTCCTGACAGGGAAACTAGGTGTATTGCAGCAGTATGCAACAGATGCTAGTGCAATGACGGGTTCAACCCCACCGTCACAAGCATCCGCTGCTCAAACATCCCCCACATCGTCCATAAATAGCAAAGTGGAGACCTTAGCTAAAAAGTCTGAGGAAAAGGTGGCACTCGGTAAAAAGAGAGCAACTAAGAATGCTATTCATGTTATCACTCAACCTGTTGTCGCTCAGACACCCCAAGCACCGCAAAGGGTATCCGCTGGTGGGGCACCAGTTACGCCAATGATTAAGAACTAATGGCAAAGGCAAGACTATACAAATATGTCACACCACCTTCATTCAAGGGAGGAGGTATCACCGTAAAGATTGATGGCAAGGTAGTTACTCAACCTGCAAGTGGCGTTGTCAAGAACATCAAAGCAATCAACAGTCTCGGTGCTACGACTAATAGTATTGCGATCATGGTCGAAGATCTGAACAAGACCTTCGGATCTTTCATGAGCAAGAATATGGCGCTATCTGAGCAGATGCTCAACATGCGCGAAGATAATTTGGAAGATGAGAAGAAATATAGGAAGAAACAATTAGAGGCAGCAAAGCGAGAGAAAGGTAGAGAGCAAGACAAAAGAGCAGAGGCATTACAGGAAGGTACGAAGAAGAAAGGTAGTGGTCTAGGCAAGGCAGCAAAAGCGACTGCTGCTAGATCTCTTGGATTCCTTGCAGGACTTGCGTCGCTGTTCAAGGGTATCTTCCGATCCATGATTATGTACAATCTTTTAGATTGGTTGGAGAAGAATCCTAAGAAGATCAAGAGACTACTTGATGCCATGGTTGGCATAGGTAAGTTCATTATGAATACCTATGGCACATTGATCAACCTGGGTCTGAATGGTCTGGTTGAGTTCTTAGAAAATCCTCTTAGTTTTAAGGGTATATTTGGTCTACTCAAAGTGGTCACGGCATTGGGGTTACTATTTGCCCCAGTTGCCATGGGCAAATTAGGTCTGAAAGTAGTATTCAGTCTATTCAAGGGCGGCAAACTCTTACCAGCACTGAAAGGTATCTTTGGTGCAGTCGGTGGCATGGTGAAGGGTCTGATTGGACTCGTCAAAGGTATGGGTATGTGGGCATGGGTGCTCGCTGGTGGTATTGGTCTGTTTACTCTTGGTGCAGCATTTAATGGTCAACAAAGTGGAACTGATGAACAAATAGATGCATCAGTAGAAGAGAAAGGTAGAGAAGAGACTATCAAGGCGCTGGAAGAGCAACTTGAAGGTCTGAATGCTTGGGATAAGGTATGGGGTAAAGAGAACGAAATTCAAACCCAACTTGACAGACTGAATGACCCCAACTACAAACCTGGGGAAACTACACCCAACAACCCGAAAGTACCACCGAAGAAGAAGTTCTTTGGACTATTCGCCAAGGGTGGTAAAATGCCTGGTGCATATGCAGGTGGTGGATGGATCAATGGTCCTCAGTCTGGGTATCCTGTATCACTGGGTGGCGGTGGTGTAGACTTCATCGGTCATGGCACAGAATATGTTGCTAGAAGAGCAAGCGGTGGCGATGCATTCGTTATTCCGTTTGATACACCTGCAACCAGAGGTAGCAATGGTCTGACATCCATGAGGATGCAACAGGCAAGGGCAGGTGGTTATGATGTTCCTGGTTTCGCAAAAGGTGGTCCCACCAAGAAGAAACGTGACGGTTCTATGTCAGAGAACCGCCTGATTGGTGCTGATCAGATGATGGCAAAGGGAGGTAAGATCTTCCTACACTGGACTGCTGGTGGTCCACACTTCCATCAAAAAGGTAAGTATCACTCCATCGTTCAGGGTAGTGGTAAAGTATACAGAGCACACCCATATGATCAGAAATCTGGTGTTGCACACACCTATCTGAGAAATGGTCAGGGTATTGGTATGTCTGTTGCTGCAATGGCAGGCAGCGGTGGTAATTATGTATGGCCATCTAATGTTCAGATTGATTCTCTCGCCAAAGAGATTGCCAACGTTGCTAAGGATAGAAAGTGGAATCCTAACGACATCAACATCAAGAATGTGATGACTCACGCTGAGGCAGCATCTGGTAAGGATGGACAACTGCCTCGTAATGATAACTATGGTCCTACTGCATGGGGTGGTGATGGCGCACGTTGGGACTTGTGGCACCTGACTAGGGATGGTGCTAAGGGTTCGGGTGGCAACATCATCCGCGCCAAGGCAAGAGGTTTTATGGGTGGAGACTCTACTGTCATCGAAGAGACAGGATCTGCTCCTATTCAATCCAAGACTGGCGCAACACAAACATCAAATAGTTCTGGTTCTTCTTCTTCTTCTTCTTCTGAATCTTCTGGACTAGATCCCAAAACACAGTATTTGGGTAAAGAGGGCATGGTGAGTTACTTCTCCAAGGCATTAGGTAATCTGGGCAGTTATGCCACAGATGCTCAGGCAATGGTGAAAGCAGCAGGTGGTAGAGTCCTCGGAAGAGCAGCAGGTGGTAAGGTTCCCTATGACAAGGTGAAGTCTGCCCTTGGTGCCGATCAGAAGACCTGGGATATATTCAGAGGAACAATCGCTAAGATTGAGTCTAGTGGTAAGTATGATATTGCTGGCGGTAGTGGTGGACACTACGATGGTAAGTATCAGATGGGTGCTGCTGCTAAGACTGATGGTTCGCGTAATATCGGTCTTCCTGATCCTGGTCATGGTGCAGCACAACGTGCATCATATAGAAAGAACCCTGATCTCCAAGAGCAAATCTTTGCAGGATATACAATCGCCAACCACAAACTGCTGATGGCGAAGAGTCCAGAGTATAAGAAGAAGTCACTGCTTCAAAAACTTCAAACTCTGGGATATGCACACAACCAAGGGTGGGGTGGTGCTGCTGATTGGTTGGCAACAGGTAATGTAGGTGCTGATGGTTTCGGTACAAAGGGTACAAAATATACAGACGCACTTCGTGCTGCATTTACATCAGGTAAGATTCCTGATCTTGCTGCTGCTGATAGTAACAGTAGTGGTGATCTTTCCTCGTCTGATAGTTCATCAGGGGCATCAGGTGGTGAAGCACAGAAAGATCCGTTGCAGCAACTGCAAGATAACATCGGACTTCTCGATAAATATGTAGCAGATGCTGCTCCCATGACAGGAGCAAAAATCAACACATCTGGCGACAGATTAGCAGAAGCACAAAACAAAGAAGATGAAGAGAAGGCAAATGCCGATAAAGATTCAACAACATTAACATCTAGCACTGCTGCACCTATTGGAGCAGGAACACAGAAACCAGGATCAGTTCAACCACAGGTTGACCTCCCCTCAGTAGCATATGATATCCCAGCAAATATCTATGCTAGACCCAGATTTGGACTAACTGCTGATATTTTCCAAGAACCCGTTAACATCGCATAATGTCTGATTCCAAGTCCTACAAACTAACCAAGGCAGATCTCTTCGTTTCGGACGGTAAAGGTGGAGAAACTAAGCAAAACATTGTCGATTTGATCGGTGAGTTTACTTGGTATGAGTCTATCGACTGTCCGTTTGCGAGATTAGATATTGCTATCTTGGACTCGATTGGTTTAGATTCTCAACTGTACGGATCAGAAAAGTTTGAGATCGAGTTTGAATCTTTCGCTGCTAAAAGTGAGGGGAAGAAGAAGGCAATAATCAAGGCAAAGATGAAACTGTACAAGATTGGCAGTGTAGTCAAGAGAGAAAGATCTAAGATGTATCTTCTCCACTTTGCTGATGAAGCAATGTACTTCAATGAAACTAATCGAGCATTTGGAATGTATGGTCCTCAGAATGGTAAGGACAATGTTGTACAAAGGATGCTCAAAGAGCAATTGAAGATTCCCAATAGCAGAATCAACGTAGAAGACTATTCCAAGATCAATGTGGTATCTCCTAATTGGAGACCCGTTGATGTTATTTCATATTTGACTGATAAGGTCACTAGAATGGGTGGCACTACTGGAAAGAAAAAGACCACCTCTAACTCAAAGAATGCTGGCAAGAAACAATCAGGATTCTTATTCTATCAGAATCGAGATGGATTTCATTTCACATCTATTGATAAATTGTGCGAAGGTGAAAAACTAGCAACCTACACATATGCACAAAAGAACGTAGAAGATAATGATTCTGAGGAGAATGCATTCAGGATTGAGACAGTATCTTATCCAGACAGATCCAACCAACTGGAAAAGATGAGAATGGGTGTATATCAAACTGCAACCATTGGTATCAATCTAGCACAACCCACAGATAGTTACATCACACAACCTGGCGCATCTACTAGCAGTAGTAAACCATCAGGAACAATATCTGGTCCCATCATCACTAGATTGAGAGGTATCTTTACCAAAGCATCTACACTCAATAAAGGATTCCCATACGACAAGAACTTCATTGAAGAATTTGATAGTAATCACCCAACTAGACAGAAGTTTGTAATTCTACCACAGTTTTCACATATGGAGAATAATTCACCTAATGGTGGTGCCGATGATCAGAGTTCTAGTCTTATGTCTGCACAGTCGTATGCAACGCAGCGTTGGAATCTCCTGAATACTCAATCATTGACTGTTAATATTTCTGGTAACACAGCATTGTATTGTGGTGGTGTCATTGAGATCAGAATGCCGAAAGCAAAACAAGAGAATGCTCGTCGTGTTAGTAAGGACAAGATTTTCTCAGGCAAATATCTGATCAAAGGGTTGAAGCATACATATAGGAAGGACGGGATCACATCAGAGTTATATCTCTGCCGCGATTCAGTACCTACTGGTAAATAAATATATCATACTCCTCTAACCAATTATGGAAAGTATCGAACAGCACATTGATGCAGATAAGGATGAACTTCAAAATCCTCAGATCTCTGCTCAACGTCGCCGCCATCTTGAAGATGAATTGGGACAACTAGAATCATATCATAAAAATCATCCGAATGATCATCATGATCCCAACTGCCTAGAACTGTATTGCGACGCCAATCCTTCTGAACCCGAGTGTCTCGTTTACGACGATTGACAAGACCTCGATAAATCATTATAATCAACACTGTCAGGGTTGAAAGGGCAGTCTTAGAGCTTTATGGATTACTTGGATATAGATGCCCCTTATAGTTTCATCGGTGGTGGAAAAATAGATCCTGCTGTATGTGACGGACTGATAGAGTTCTATCAAGAATGCACATACCTACAAGTTGAACCTGGGCATCATGGTAACGGTATAGACAAGAACATCAAGGATTCTATGGATCTAACGATTCCTAGATATCTGAAAGATCGTCGTATCACAAATTACATCGATCAATTAGCATCAGTTACAACTGAATACTGTAATTTTTATCCTCAACTCAAAACAATCAATTGGGATCTCACAGAGGATTTTAATATTCAATGGTATCCACCTGATGGTGGGTTTAAGAAATTACATTGTGAAAGGGGAAGTAATCATCCACAGTGTGCCAGTAGAATCATGGCATGGATGACCTATCTTAATGATGTGGAAGAAGGAGGCGAGACATATTTTGAGACACAGAACTGCAAGGTGAAACCTGTCAAGGGACTGACCCTTATTTGGCCAGCAGATTGGACACATATGCACAAAGGTCTGCCTGCGCCTAATGAAGAGAAGATTATTGTGACTGGATGGTATGACCTTATTTGAGAAAATGATATGTGGACACTACCTGAATAAGAAACAGGCACAGTCCAATCCAACTAAGTGGCCACAGATTAATATCTTGTACACAAAAGTTGCTCCCTTGACACTTCATATGAAGTCCTGGTATAATTACCAAGGTGAAGACAAACCCTACCGTCATTTTCAGGTTAATCTAACCTATGAGAATGATATTACTGTCTTCACGCAGTCAACTAATCTACTCACCAACGAACCAAGTTGCTCGTGGAAATTTGGATACTTTGATGGATGGTGGTTCGGTGAGTTAGATGGTGACTGTATCTTACGGGATACAAGGGTGGTCAGCGAAGTCCAGTTCAACGGTCAAACATATAGATCACTTGATACTGGGTACAATCTAGAAACTGGTGAGTTTGCCTGGGGCAAGTTGCCAGAGGAAGGAATGTTTCAGTTTCAGCGACTAAATAATGTACGGACCTTAGATTTCACACAAATATAATGCTGGGCACTAATACTGGTTTTGCAGGAAGAGATGGATTCCAATGGTGGGTAGGTGAGGTCGAAGATAACAATGACCCTTCTCAATTAGGCAGAGTCAAAGTTCGTATCTTTGGTTGGTACACCAAGGCAAAGGTTGGTGAGGATGGATCGGCGGCATATCTTGAAGAGATGCCAAGAGAAGTTCTACCCTGGGCAACGGTACTCCTACCAAACGATAGACCTCAGACTAAAAACGCAGGTTCAACGTGTGAATTGCAACCTGGCGCTACTGTCATGGGTTTCTTTCTCGACGGGGATGAGGCACAACTTCCCTGTGTCCTTGGTGCATTCCGAGGATTCAAACATGCAGAAAATAAGGGAACCAAAGATGGTCGCGGCAATCCTCAGGATATGCCTGCAACTGTCGTCGCTGATCCTACCGTCGCTGATCAGTTCAAAACTAATACACCACAGAAGAAAGACTACGGCAACCAGGATGTAAATGCTGGTCACCCGTTCGTTAAATCTCAGGGTGCCACTGCTGGTAGTGCAACTGGTGGTGAAGAGCATTCTCGTGGTGCTGTTAGTAGAGCGGAGGTAGAGAATCCCTTTAACGTATACACCAACCCGATCGGTCCACCGTCTATGGAAGGTGGTATCGCTGATGGTGTGCATGGTCCTGGCACTAACTCCAACTCGTTCACCAAAGATTTGAAGCGTATGCTCACAGATCTTGGTGTTCAGATTGGTTCTCTTGGTGCTGATGATAGTGGTAACCTAGTCTCTGCTATCACTGGACACGTTCAGGCAGGTAACAACATCCTGAAAAGTATTAGCAACATCTCTAACTATGTTGTTAATGCTGTCACAGGTATGGTGGCACCTATCAAAGACTATTTGGCACAGAAGATTCAGGAAGCAATTGGTAAGATTGTGAACCTGCTGTCTAACCTCATCCCCCTTGGTGTGGTTACAACTGTGATTACACTGATCAAAAAGATCATTACGGATATTTTCTGTCAACCTGTTCCTGGTTGGTTGGATGCTGTCAGTAGTATATTGAGTGATATTGGTGGATTTGTTGACTCTATATTTGGAGTCATCATGAATGCCATCAATAAGGTCTTTAACATGATCTCTGATTATGTGACGAAGGCACTGCAAAATATCCAAAAGGCAATCTGTAAGGTTCTCAATACAGTTACCAAGGTCTTTGATATTATCCTGAGTGCTGTGCAAGCAATTCCTAAGATCCAAGAAGTTGCTCGTGCTGTTGACACTCTGTTCAAGATTGACTTCACTCAACTCAACTTCGCTAATGTTCTCAACCTGATCGCTTTGATCGTTGATATCATTGCATCGTTTGTTGATTGTGGTAGGAAGGCACGAAAACCGAAGAGTCAGGGGTGGATTCCACTATTAGGAACCACCGAATGTGCTGATACTGGTGCTCAACTTGCAGGTCCTGGTGGAGCGCAGGGAACTGATTGCTCCTCAGGTCTTCAACAGGAAGGCAACAGTGGGAACTTCTTCGATAAGTTCTTCCAGAACATGAATCCTTTCCTTATGGAAACGAAGATGTTCTTGAATGGTGCCAGAGAGATTGATGACGCAACACCTGGGAAGGAAAAGCGCATCAGATCTGGTCCTGGTGGTGTCACTACCTTTGAGGATAAGCAAGGTAATGTTCACAAGAACGTTCCTAGTAATGAGACTGCGATCTTTGGTCGCGACCTTATTCAGAACGTCAAGAACAATCTTGTTCATACCATTGAAGGTGATTATTATTTGAAGGTGATGGGTGACTTCCACCTTGAAGTCAATGGATCTTTCAACGAGCATACATCCAATGGTGCTGGTGGTAAGGCAGAAGGTAAAAACGATGCTGGCAATCCTCTCGGCAAGGACAACAATCAGTGGACGCAGCAGGCAACAACTGCTATCGACGCTGCTGTTTCCAAACTGCAAGATGCATCGAAGAGCGTAAACTTTGAGGCAGGAGAGAAAGAAGCAAAATCTGTTTCGACCAAAGCAGGTGACCATGAGATCGCATACAACGGCGATTTGACTCTTCAAGGTAACCGCGTACGCATCAAGGGTATCTCTGGTATCACCATGGATGCTCCTGACGTACACACATCTGCAACCACTATCACCAACAAAGCAACAGGTGAGATCGTAAACGAAGCATCGTGGATCACATCATTCCTCACTTGTGGTAGGATGGATGTCATCGCGATCTTCCAGACTATGCCAGTGTTCACTGGATCTTATAGTCTGGTCAACGGTTCTATCGTTGATATCACGATGGACGGTCCTATGAACAGTCTTTGTCCTTCAATGCATGTTCGTATGGCACTGGGCAGCAAGGGTACTGCTGGTATGGCAGACATCGTGACTGGTTCTGGTTCTGGTGCTCACATGACACTCGTGGCCACTCCGACAGGTGGCATAGGCGAGATTGTTACTGGTGGCAGCGGTGCTATTGTGAATCAGGTCTCGTCTGGTCTCCTATCCCACGGGGTAGGTACTGGTCTCGCTGCCTTCGGGTGTTCCCTCGGACCCACCCAAATTTACGGTCTACCTGTGATGCTTAACTGATGATTTCTCCTCAATTTGTCAACCACGCCTTCATTTACTTCAATGAGCGTCGTATCGTCATCCAAGATGACGAAGGTTACGACGAAACTGTGAAGTTCCACTTCGACGAAGAAGGTGCAGAGGGTTTTGCCCAGATCTGCAATTTCCTCCAAGAACGTCTCCCCTCTGATTCCCGTACTTACTGTTTCTGATATGAACGCCCAGATCATCGAAGTGAAATTGGAAGAAGTCGAAAAGAATTTCGATTTTTGCTTGACCTTGGTAGAGCGAGGTCATACAATTAAGATAACTCAGGACGACAAACCCGCTGTACTCATGGTTCCGATCCCTGATTATCAGAAAGCACTCGATGCCATCGAGACTGCTAACAACCCGCCACTACCTCTTCCCGAGGGATGGCAACCCGATCCCGTTGGAGTCCGACAGTATGTTTCAGACGAACTCTCTGCAATGCAGAAGGAACTTAACAGTTGACGTGAAACTGTGGCGTAGTGACCACGATTGCAAGTGGCACTATACGCTTCTGGCATATGAAGATGGCACTACCCTACATAGTAGTGCAAAGGTTACGCTCAATGAAGCACTTACAGCGATCGAAGAACGTATCTACTCTCTCATGAAAGAGGAAGCGCACTGCCAATGAAGTTCAAAGTAACAAACGCCTTTTGTTATCTCGACACTTGTGGCATAGTTAAAATGTACATGATTGGTGGACTTCCGTTCACCTTTGATGACGAAGGATTTGATGTAACAGATCCTGATGTGGTTGCAGCAGCAAACTGCAACCCACACTTCAAGATGGAGGATCTATACCGATGGTCCTCCTATCTGATCGAAGAAGAATGTCACCCCATCCTTTTTGACATGTCTGAATTGATCGAAAATTACCAAGATGTGCCTGATTAGCTCAGCTGGATAGAGCAACGGTTTTGTAAACCGTAGGTCGTCGGTTCAAGTCCGACATCAGGCTCTCTCATTCCTCCTTAGCTCAGCGGTAGAGCGAACGACTGTTAATCGTTTGGTCCCTGGTTCGATCCCAGGAGGGGGAGTTGTTAAACCTAAGACCATGTGGAGACTCTGGTGCTATGCACTCGGAAAAAAAGAAGGACGTGAAAAGGGAGAGGCAGATATCATTGCTGGTATACGCACTGTTATACTTCTCACTTATCTTGTCACTAATTGTTTCATTGTCGCAGGGGTGATCCGCCACTGGAATAACAGTGGCACGACCGTGTGGATCTGTGCAGACAAACCCAGAGGTGGTTACTGGTGTGGGCAACGTTGACAGATCTGCCCAAAATGCCTATAATGTCCTAGTCCGTGTGAAGGAATTCCATGAGTGTTAATCAGGATGATCTCTACAAAGAGATCGTGAAGGATCTGGATTGCAATCCCTGGTGTGTTCCCCCCAAAGAGGGGGCACCTAAAATTGTTTCTCCTGACCCCGAAACTTTCAATGATGGGATCTATGCAAAACAACGCCGCGATCGTCTTGCCGATCAGGTTGGTGACTATCTAAATGATGACAAATGCTCTCCACGTCAGTTCTACGAAGAACTTCTTAGTGAAGTTCAGGATTGGATTGACTACCATGAGAGGCATTACAAAAAATACCAACTTTTCAAGCAATTGATCCAAGGTGAGAGACCGCTGGACTTATAAATAACTTGGAAGAACAGCGTCGATGGTGATCAGTGGGAACTAAAAGAATATCACAACTTGATACTATTGCGGACGAACTGGTAACGGGAGAAGCAATTCTCCCTATCGTCATTTCGGATCCTCTGATTCCTAACAGAAAGTCAAAAGTTAATCAACTTTTCAGATCTATTTCTGCGGGGTCAGCAGCAGCGCCAGGTCTAGCATTTGACTTGGACCGAGATACAGGTTTGTTCCAAAGTAATGTGAATGAATTAGGTTTTACCTTTGGTACTGCCACACTGTATAATACTAGAATCTCTAACACTGACGGTTCTGCAACTATCAGAACCACAGTTCAAGATTCGGCATCTGCAAATGCCAACATGATTATTCAACCACAAGGTAGTGGTTATTTTAGTGTCTCAGGTATCACACAGTTCAACGATTCCACAACTTACTTCACTGGGGATCAAAACCCATCGAAGAGAGTTGTATTTAACGTTGACACTGTTTCGACTGCTGGTGGTACGAAGAGATTTGACTTCCCTTCGGTTGGTAGTAATACAGTAACAACTTTGGTTGCGACTGATACATTCCAGTCTATCACCAACAAAACCATCATCATTAAAGACTCGGATCTTAGCATTACTGGTTCTACTGATACCGCTAAGATTGCAAGATTTGAGACTGATGCATGGAATGCCCCTGGTCAAAAGATTTATCGTCTGCCTGACTTCGGTGCTACTGCTTCTCAATCTACTCTGATTGACGATATCACTGAGCAGAATGTGTATAACAAGAACATGGTTAACCCCACGTTCTCTAATACACCATCTACTGATGAGAATGATCCTACTCGTTATGTGATCTTCAACTCATCTCTACTTACTAGCAATAGAACTGTTACGTTCCCCGACTTGAACGTAACAGTCGTTGGTGAGGCAGCAACTCAAACTCTCACTAACAAAGTATATAAAGGTGCCATTTTTGAGGATGTAACAGAATCATCCAAAAAAATTACATTCAATCTTGGCAACCTGAATGACAACACCAACTACTCTTGGACATTCCCCCAGGGGTCTGTTGTCGCACCGCTAAATAATGGAACGAGTGCCAATGTCATTGTCGCTGAGCGAGCAACTCAAACTCTCGCTAACAAGACAATGGAGAACATGCAGATTAACAACCCAGATAGTCTGAATGGCGTCGTTATCATTGATGCATCAAACATTGAAGAAGCGGTCACTATCAGATTCCCTGCTGGTGATGCAACACTTCTCTCCACTAACAACACTGAATCACTGGGCGTTAGTTTCGGTGGTGCAATCGCCGCTCCCGTACTTGGTGGGCAACTTAGACTACAATCATTTTTCCAGGCAGGATGGTAATTAACAAATGACAGCAGGAAGACTCGCAGCGTCAAAACCCGCTGCCACTACTAATACAGAACTCTATCGAGTTAACATTGAAGCAACAGCATCAACTGTGCTGACTGTTGCGAATCAGAGCGGTAGCGCCGCTACTTATCGTGCTGCTCTGAGAGATTACGATCAAATTCTGACTCTGGATGGCAACTATCCTTCTCAGTATAATTTCCAGAAGGGTAATCCGATCAGTGCCTATAAACTGAAAATTTCCCCTGGTATCACATTCACTGCCGCAGTTCCTGGTACAGACATTGCAAGTGTCAATGGTGGTATCGCTAAACTTCTTGATGTGTTCAAGGATACTGCAACCATCAATCGTTACGTTAAAGTCGATAAGGTATATCCTGTTGACACTCTGATTGATAACCTGATTGGTATTCTTCAAGTTGGTGAGACAATTACTGGTGCAACTTCTAGTTTGACTGGTACGCTCCGCGCATTTGATGGTGTTACTGGACAACTGTGGTTGACCACTCCTGATGTTAGCAATAGTGCAACATCTGTTCAGGTATCTCGTAACACTGGTCTTGCAGATAACACTCTGCTGGCACTCACCTCGGATCCAACAGTAGGAGGCACTGAGATTATTCAGATTGATCCCTCTGGTATTAACACAACAACTAATGAGTTGACTGTTACCCGTGGTGTGTATGGTACGACTGCTTCTCCTATCCCTGCTGGTAAGTTTGCTAAGTCTTTTATTGATTCCGCAACAGTTACAACTATTAGTGAGGGTGCTACCTATGCTGCATCTGATGTTACTCTGACTGTAACAGATGCTACTGGTTTCCTCGAAGGTTCTTACATCAGAATTGATAACGAAATTCTTTTCATTGAAACTGTTGCAGGTAACGACCTGACTGTGACTCGTGGTCAGTATGGTACATCTGATGTCAACCACAATGATGGTGCTACGATTACTCAACTGACTGACTCTGGTGACTATTATCTGAACTGGTTTACAGAAGCAGAATCAGTTTCTGGTGGCACATCTTCTGCTACTATTGACCTTAACTTCTCTCAGGGTTCTACTGATGTAGAGAATTTTGATAGATTTATCGTTGCTGCTGATAGTGCATCCAATCCTTATGAGTATCCTCTGGTTGGTGCTACAATTGCCAACTTCGATAATGAAAGAGTTTATCGTTATGATCAATCAGATGTTTCTAACACTGGTCATCCATTCCGTGTCTCGGAAGAGCAAGATGGCACTCAGAGTCTGACTGGTACAGAATATACTGGTGGTGTTACTAAGGGTGGTACTGCTGGTACAGATGGTTTCCTTCAAATTGAAATCACTGGCGCTACTCCACTTAACCTGTATGCATATGCAGAAGCTGCTGTTGCAAATACTCCTGATGCTAACGCTGGATTTGGTCACCCAATCGCCACAGTTCTGATCCCTACCTATCAGGAAATCTATATCTATCAACTCCGTGGTGGTCCGTGGAGTCCTGCTGACCAGTTCACGATTGGTGGTACAACATATACTGTTGAAGCAAATGGTGTAATTCCTGGTGCATGGGGTTTCGTACATGACTTCGATGCTGCTCGCAATGTATTGAAGATCTCCCTTGATGGAGATTCTGCTGACTTTGCTGTCAATGATTACTTCTACGATACTCCAACTCTCGCAGATGCTAATCGCGTTATGACCCAAGTAGTTACGGGCAAGGTTCTTGCTCTAAATAATGTTGGTGCCGCTGATCCTGCTCGTACTGCTGGAACTTATGCTGGTCTGTCTCCTACTGGTGGTAGCGGAACGGGTCTTGTAGTAGATGTTACTGTTGATGGTGCTGGTGCTGCTACTGTTACCTTGGTCAATGGTGGTAAAGATTATGCATCCGCTGAAACTCTTACATTGACTGATGCTGTCCTTGGTGGTGGCGGTGCTGCAAACCTGACATTTGATACCAATGGCATTGGTACTGGTGATCAGGCAGGCGCAACTGCAAGAACATATACCAACATGGAAGATTACATCGCATACGATGTATCTGTTGCTGCTAACAACTACGACAAAATTTCAGGCATTATTATTGGTCCTGGTCAAAATCTGTTGGTATATTCTTCTGCCGCAGATCTTGCCTATGGTGTCTCTGGTTTCGAGACAGCATCTGAGGACTACACCTTCCTCCTGAACGCTAAATCTGCTGGCGATGGTGGTGCTGGCACTCCTTAATAAATAGTCCTAGGACTAACCGCGACCCTAGTAGGAATCCGAATAAATGGCACTTACTCGTCTTAAAAATATCATTACGTCCCGTACGGGACGTATTATCTACGTCAACCCAGACGACTTCGATGCATCGGACGCATATGATAACCGAGGTAACTCGGCATTGCGTCCGTTCAAGACGCTGCAACGTGCCTTCCTTGAAGTGGCACGTTTCTCGTATCGTGTCGGTCTGAGTAATGACGAATTTGACGCATTCTCGATCTATCTGTATCCTTCTGACTACGTTCTGGATAACAGACCTGGCGTTGCTGACTATAATGATGTTCAACCATTTGATGTTAATACTAACTTTGATCTAACGAGTAGTAGCAATGTTCTTTATAAGTTTAATTCAACTCGCGGTGGTATTATTGTCCCTCGTGGTGCTTCTGTTGTTGGTTCGGACCTACGTCGAACCAAGTTCATTCCGAAATATGTCCCTTATCCCACAGTACAGGGTAGTCTCGGTATTACTGCTACTAATGAACCTACTGCTTCTGCGATCTTTAACCTAACAGGTGGTTGTTACTTCTGGCAGGCATCTTTCTTCGATGGTGATACCAATGGTGTCTACTATCGTGGCGATGACATTGCAACTATTGCTCCGAACTTCTCTCACCACAAACTCACTTGCTTTGAGTTTGCTAACGTAGAAGATCTGAATCTGTACTACCAGAAGATCTCGAAAGCATATGCTACGATTCCTGACTCCTCTGGTGTTGTTGCACAGGACCAGTTGCAAGCAAGAATCGAAGAAAACAGAATTGTTGGTCCGATTTCGGACGAATTTGCTATCTCGCAGATTATCAGAAATGGACAAACTGCTACGGCATTTACTGTTGACGAACTCGGCAATCCGAAGAATCATGGATTCTCCGTGGGTGTCGCTGTTAATATTTCTGGCGTTAATGGTCCTACTGAGCAGGATAAACTCCTCTATAATGGATCGTTCCTGGTAACATCTGCCCAAGGTAATCAGTTCACCTATCAGATGTCAGCAGAACCGTCAGGTAATGCTATCGGTTCCAACATCTTGGTGAAAGTTGAGATCGATACAGTTGACTCTGCATCACCATATGTGTTTAACATGTCCCTACGTTCTGTGTGGGGTATCAACGGTATGCACGCTGATGGTTCGCGTGCTACTGGTTTCAAATCGATGGTGGTTGCACAGTTCACTGGAATCTCCCTGCAAAAAGATGACCGTGCGTTCGTAGTTTATAACCCATCATCGGGTAACTATGAACCACAAGCAGCAGGTTCTGGTGCTCATATCAACGGTCTCGCAGAGTATCGTAAGGGATGGAGACATGCTCACATTAAAGCAAGTAATGATTCGTTTATTCAGGTGGTGTCCGTCTTCGCTGTGGGATTCGGTGATCACTTCTTCGCTGATAGTGGTGGTGACCTCTCTATTACTAACTCGAACTCCAATTTCGGTAATACATCACTGAGATCGAAAGGTTTCAAGGCGAGTGCATTCACCAAAGATAAAGCAGGTCAGATCACTCATATCATTCCACCCAAGTCTCTTGATGATGTTGATGAGATTTCAATCAACTGGGTGACTATTGATATTAATGCAACTCGTGCAGAAGCAGACAATACTCGTCTCTATCTGTATGGATATACATCTGAACTGGGTAGACCACCCAGCAAGATTCAGGGTTATACTATTGGCGCAAGACGCGATGATGTCAATACTCCCGATAGAGTCTATGTTGCACTTGTCGCGTCTGGCGCGTCTGAACCCACTACACACTATGCAGACATTACACCTTCTGGTCCTGATGTAACAGGCACAAGAGCAGGTGATGATGATAACCCAATCAAATATGACACCAACCGTGGTCAATGGTATCTGCAAGTAGATAACGCCAACAACACTATCTACACCACACTGCAAGCGAACTCTCTATATCAGAACCTTGGATTCACACCGACAACGTTCATCCGTCGTGTGCCCGATGCTCGTGACCTGAATGACAGAACTTATCGTTTCCGTTATGTTCTGGATAAGGATGCATTCCCGATTCCTCGTCCTCCGATCACTGGTTTCGTTCTGCAACCTAGATCATCTGAAACTAACTCACCTGCATACTCTAAGACATACTACATCTATGATGTAGAGACATTCCAAGAGTTTGTGATTGGTGAGACTGATGGTATTTACTACCTGACACTTCTGTCTGCGTCGGTATCTCCTATCACCTCTAATTTCGATGATTTTGAGTTCTCTCAGCAGACAGTAGACATCTATCCTGCATTCGACAGAGATAACCCTGTTGCTGACCCTGCCGCTGCCGTGTCTATTGCAGACAATGAGGTTCTGGGTCTGGTTAGAACTACTGATGGTGCAACTCCTACACCTAATGAAGATACTCAGTTATCTATTACTAAGGAGACTGCACAGTTCTTCCTGCAAGAATTGGAGAACAATCTTGGATACACCACTACAACAAACACCCTGTCTAACATTGTTGTGACAGCACGTTTGGGTGATGAAGAAGAGAGAATGATTCCGTTACAGTTGAATCCTGACAACTCTGTTGCTCCTCTGAGTATTGAACTTCGTCGTTATTCGATTCTTCGTGCATCTGGTCACACGTTTGAATACCTTGGTTTCGGTCCTGGTAACTATTCAACTGCATTCCCATCTACACAGGTTGAGGTTCTCTCCCCCGAGCAGGTTAGACTGTCTCAGTCACTCAAAGAAGCAGCAGGTGTTGCATACTACTCTGGTGTGAACTCTGACGGTGAACTGTTCGTTGGTAACCAAGTCATCAACCCTGTTACAGGTCAGATCACTAACGAAGATATTGCACAACTTAACGTGTTGGGCGAAGAAGGTACAACGATTGAGACATTCTCTGAACTGGTGCTGACTGATAAACTCACCGTTATCGGTGGTGCATCTAACCAGTTGGAATCTGTATTCTCTGGTCCTGTGACCTTCCAGAAGAAAGTTACATCCCAGAATCAGATTCAGTCTCTGAACTTCACCTACTCTAACGACGATGGTACTGTGCTGAGACAGACATTCCTCGCTGAGGAAGTTGCTGGATTGCCTGATCTTGATTCTGGTCTTGCATTCAACAGTGGAGACATTTGCTACAACATTGACTGGACTCCTGGTCAATCTATTGGTTGGATTTATGATTCTGGCACATGGTACAAGTTTGGTCTGAGTGATACTACTCCGATCACATCCAATAGATTCAGTGGTGTTACTAATTATGGTATTGGTATGGCACCAGATGCTTCTAACCGATTGAAGGTTAGTGGCAATACATTCTTTGATGGTGACATCGACGTGACAGGCAAGTATGGTTGCTCTGATAAATACTCATTAGCAACTGGTATTGCTAATGGTAATGCAGGTGTGACATATAATGGAGATGGTGTATCTCAATCATTCAACATCTCTCCTGGACACACAGCATATTCTGTTTTGGTATTCTTAAATGGTGTTGCACAAATTCCTGGCGTAGACTACACAGTCACAGGTAATGCTGTTGACTTCTCTGTCGCTACACCTCCTGCAACTGGTGACACTATCCACATTCGTGAACTCGTTATCTAATAACCTACCGCACGGAATAAATGACCACCAAAATTATAGGAAATCAGATTGATGCTGTAACAAGAGCGATCATTACTGCGCTCACTGTTACAGAGCAGATCAACCTGCCTATCCTGAATCAGTCACAGATAAACGCTCTGGGTACAGTTGCTCTCGGTACGATTGTTTTCAACTCTACCGAAAAGATGATTCAGGGTTATCTACCTGATGTCAACGGTCCTGGTACTCCTGGATGGGATGATGTTGGTGGTGGTGGACCTTCTGTTGGTGAAGATTCTATTATCAGAACTAATGGAACCACAATTAGTGAGAACCTCACTGTTGGTCCTACTGCTAATAATGGCACTGAATTTACTAACGGTTTCTCTGCTGCGCCTATTACCATTGCCAATGGTTTTACAGTTACCATTGAGAGTGGTGCAACATGGACACTGATTGGTGCTGACGAAGATCTATCTTCTTATAGATATTATGATAACGTTGCTGTTAATAATCACCTGAGGATGATCCCAGGTTCTACATTTGAATTTGGTCAAACAAAAGAAAGACATATTTCCTTTGCCAAAGCAAGTGTCGTAACTGTTGATCACTCACAGGCATCAGTATTCTCTACTAATAACCCGACAAGTTATAACGGTAACTTTACCCTTAACTTCTCTAATGTTCCAGAAGAAGGTGGCATGATGTATGCTGCCTCTGTTATGATCCAACAACAGAATGGTAATGGTTCTATTACCTCGGTGAGAATTAATAACCAAACAGCAGCACTCTCTTACAATACAACTGATCTGACTCCTGGTGGTCACTGGGATGGTTATCAGTTCATGTTCTTCCTTGATGGAAGCACATGGTATTGCTTTGGAACAATTACTAAGTACGAACCGTAATGCCGATCGGAACTAACAAAATTGCCTCTCTGGGTGGAAGTGGCGGATCTAGCACACCATTTGTTACTGGTAATGGTGGATCTGTAATCACTGGTACTCATCCTGACAATGGGTATGACTTACAACTTCATACCTGGCAGTCTTCTGGATCTAGTACATTTAGTGTGCAAGATGTGACGGGTACTGGTGTGGGTACAGTCTACATTTGGGCATGGGGTGCTGCTGGTGGCAATGGTGGTCAAGGTGGTGCTGCTGGTGGTTCAGGTGGTTATGCATATGGTGAATTTGAGGTAACTGCTGGTCAAACTTTATACACTAACGTCGGCGGCGGTGGTGGCAATGGTTCTGGATGCCATGGTTGCTGGGGTGCAGGTGGTGCTGGAAGTAATGGATCATCGTGGTGCAACGGTGGTCAAGGAAGATATGCAGGATGTAGCGGTTGCTCTGCTGGTGGTGGTGGCGGTGGTGCTGGTAGTGTTGTCTACAATGGTTCTCGTTCATATGGCAACATCTGGATTGTAGGTGGTGCAGGCGGCGGCGGTGGCGGTCGCGAAGGTTGTGGCGGTGCTGGACAGGGAGGCGCTGGAAACCAGAACGGACAGGGTGGATCCTGTGGTGCTGGTGGTGGCGGTTGCTGTGCTCAGGCAAATGGTGGCGTGGGTAGTAATGGACGCCCTGGTGGCGACCGCTCTGGCGGCGGTGGTGGCGGCGGGGGATACCGTGGTGGAAACGTTGGTGGTGACCCTGGTTGCGATTGTCATGGCGCTGCTGGTGGCGGGGGCGGATCTAACTACGTTAGTGGTGCAGCACTCAATAGTTTTACAGAAGCAGGAAACTACGGTACAGTGGCACAAAGTAGTCACCCATTCCGTAACAGTGCTGGTAACAGAAATGGTGGCGTGGGTAGAATTGTTATTGGGTACAGAATATGATTGAAGATAGAGATACGATCAAATATAATGATCGACATGATAAATTTGCATGTGTCTTTGATTTAGATGAAGGCACATGTTTTGTATCTAGGACAATGTTCCATTTCCCTCAGGTGAATTGTGACATTGCGTTCTTGAAAGATGGTACTAATGGTGCTACCTTTACAGAGTACGATGATCTGTGGTATGGTATTACTGTTGTCCGTGATGCTACCAAAGCAATAGTCTTCACAAAAGAAACTAAGGGACCTATCAAGTCTGACCAACAGATTATTGAGCAGTGTTCTATTACTGGATTTATTGCTGGTGAAAGAATCGAAGATAACAATACTTACAGCGTCACATTCTGGTGTACTCATGCTGGTGAGAAAATTGAAAAGACTGTTCAGTTCCATATCCTGAGAGGTCAATTCGATACTCCTGATACATTTGAGAGAGCACAAGTCAATCAAATGGTCTATCATCCTGGGTATTATCCTACCGATGAAGAATGGACAGCACACCAGAAATATCTGGAACCTGGGACAGAGCGCCCAGCACCTATTATTGAATAAATAAAAGAAAGATCCTCTAACAATGACTAGACTTACTGTTGCACAAGTTAAGGACCTGAATAATCAGGGTGGTATGTCGTTCTCGAACGGAGCGATTACTGCTAACGGTACTATCACTGTCACAAACATTGTGATCAATGGTAATATCTCTGGTTCCTCTGGTTATATTATTCCAAATCAGAGTGGTAACTCTGGTAGGTTCCTTTACACCAACGGTTCGTCGATCAGTTGGCAGGCAAATGCGATCAACTTAGGTATTCCCAATTCGATCTCTGTCTATAATGGTAACTCTACCTGGAACAAACCATCAGGCGTAAAACGTATCTGGGTGATGTGTACTGGTGGTGGCGGTGGTGGATCAGGTTATGGTGAATCAGGTGCTGCTGGTGCTCACACAGAGACATTTGTAGATGTTGCTAACATCAACTCGATTAGTGTTACTGTCGGTGGCGCTGGTGGTGGCACTAACTATCAAGGTCGTGGTGGTAACGGTGGTACATCATCATTTGGTAACTATTGCTCATCTGGTGGTGGACAAGGTGCCAACCGTCGTCAGCAGCACGAAGGTTCTACTGGTGGAACTCCCAACCAAGGTTCAGTCAGAATCTATGGTGGATCCTCACAGGGACACCGCAATCCTCCTGGTCTAGGTCATGGTGGTCACTCATATTGGGGCGGTTCTGCTCCAACCGCACACCGTCAACAACAATGGGCACAACGTCATAGAGGACACGCTGCTTATGGTGCTGGTGGATCATCTGCTAGGAACAGTGAGCGTGGAGGTGATGGTCGTGTAGGCATCATTGTTGTCTACGAATTTATTTGATATAAATAACAAGGAAGGAGACAAGTAATCAATGAGTACCCTAAAAGTATCCTCTATTAGAGACCTGTCTGGTTCTGGTGGTCTAAACCTCAGTTCTGGATCTATTACAGTGAACGGTACTCTTACCGTTTCTAACATCAACATTAACGGAACTATTGCTGGTAGTTCTGCACAGGTTATTCCGTCTGTGTCTGGACAATCTGGTAAGTTTCTGTCCACGAATGGCAGTACAATGTCTTGGGCATCCATCCAAACTGGTGGTGGTCCTAAGTCTATCTCTGTCTACACTGGCAACTCCACTTGGAACAAACCCAGCGGCATTAAGCGTATCTGGGTGAAGTGTACTGGTGGTGGCGGTGGTGGATCAGGTTATGGTGAGTCTGGCGCTGCTGGTGCTCATACTGAGACCATTGTTAATGTGGAAAACATTAACTCTATCTCCGTAACTGTTGGTGGTGTCGGTAGTGGTACTGGTTATTCTGGTCGTGCTGGTAACGGCGGGACATCTTCTTTTGGCAACTATTGTTCATCTGGTGGTGGACAAGGTGCCAACCGTAGACAACAGCATGACGGATCTACTGGTGGTAACCCCAATCAAGGATCTGTTAGAATCTACGGTGGTTCATCCCAAGGTCATAGAAATCCTCCTGGTTTAGGTCACGGTGGTACATCTTTCTGGGGTGGATCTTCACCCACATCACATAGACAGCAACAATGGGCACAGCGCCATCGCGCTCACGCTGCCTATGGTGCTGGTGGTTCCTCAGGTCGTAACTCCGAGCGTGGTGGTGACGGTCGCCAGGGTATTGTTGTAGTCTACGAATTCGATTAATCTAAACCAATGACAAAAAGAGCACTTGTCCGCTGTGACGGATTTATCACAGACATTGTAGAAGCAGGCGAAGAGTTTGAGATCTACACTGGTCCTGGTTCATCGATGAAATGGGTCGATATTCCTGACGATGCAACTATCGACTGGAAGTTAGAACTTGGTGAGTGGATTCCTGACTTTGAGTATCATGATCCAGAAATGCTTCGTGTGGTAGCATATGGCGATCCTGGTGAGCAACTTTCTATGCTCTGGAAGGATATTGATGCTGGTCTCTTCGGTGATGCAGCGAAGACTGGTAAGTTCTACGAGCATATCAAGACTGTAAGAGAGACACAACCTACTGTAAAATATGAAGAGGTTACAGTAACTGATGAAATGACTGGTGAGACACGCACTGAACTGGTTAAAGCATTGCCTGATGAACCATTCCCCCACGGTGAAGAAATTCCCGCCTGGATGAGTGTATCTGACCTCGATGATGATACACAGAGAGAGTTTCGTCTTGGTAAGTACGCACCCGAAGCACAACAACCTGCCCCTGATGCTTGATTAATATATGCACGTTCGTAATGTCCTCATCGTGGGGGGCGGCACTGCTGGTTGGATGACCGCTGCCGCCCTTTTGAAACTCTGCCCACATATTAAAACATCACTAATTGAGTCACCTAATTATCCCACCATTGGTGTGGGTGAATCTACATTAGGTCAGATCAATGACTTCTTTGCCATCCTTGGTTTAGAAGATCACATGTGGATGAAAGATACAGGATCCACATATAAAGTCAATATTCGATTCAATGATTTCTACAAGAAAGGAGAAACTTGGGATTATCCTTTCGGGTCAGCAGAAGAGCGACTAAATCTATGTCCACATGGTTGGATGTCGTGGTTTTCTCTCAATCTGCTGCAACCAGAGAAATATACTAGGAACACATTTGCACGTCTGCATAATCTTGTTGGGCAACTTGCTCACTACAACAAGATGACAGATCAGAAACCATTCTTGTTTGAACAAGATACTGCATACCATATGGATGCTATCAAGTTTGGACAGTGGTTGAAAGAGAACTGGTGTCTACCTATGGGTCTTGAATATATTCAAGGCGATGTAGAAGTGTGCCATAAAGATGAACGTGGGTGGGTACAATCATTACAGACCTCAGATGGTCGTAAGTTAGAGTATGATTTGTATATTGATTGCACAGGATTCAAGTCACTGTTGCTTGAAAAATTCATGGGTGAGGAGTTTGTATCCTTCCATGTAAATGATGGTGGTTGTCTACTCAATGACACGGCAGTTACCTGCCACATGCCACACGAAGACAAAGAGAAAGATATTACAAACAGCACAAACTGCACTGCCATTGATAATGGTTGGGTGTGGGATGTTCCCCTGTGGGAGAGATCTGGTGTTGGATATGTTCACTCCAAAGACTTCACTGATGATCCTGAACTTGAACTCTACAATTATCTCTGTAAGACCAGAGGTAGTAAGAGAGCAGGTGAAGCATCATTCAGAAAAGTTCCATTCAAGAATGGTAAGCACAAGAGATCATGGGTAAAGAATGTCTGTGCAGTTGGTCTATCTAATTGTTTTGTTGAACCATTAGAAGCAACTGGTTTGCTCACAACACATGAGCAGATCGTGAGACTATGTAATACTCTTGCTGGACGTGAAGGTATTGTTCCTCGTGTCGAAGTTGACATGCTAAACTTAGTGTGTGACTTGGAGATTGAAGGATTCAAGAACTTTATTGCTGCCCACTATGCCTTCTCTGCTAGACAGACAAAGTATTGGGAAGAAGTATCTGATCATATTCAGTATGATTTCTCTACTGGTGCATTAGATAATCTTTTCATGAGATATGCATCAGAGAAGAATGTTATCTATGAATTTGCAGGTGATCCAGCACACAATGATGGTCTAAGGTACATTGCAGCAGGTATGGGGTTCAGTCCTATAAATAGGCATACGTTGCATCTTAAACGATTACAGAATGGTCTAATCCCAGAAGTTGATGAACAGGAGATTGCGACGGCAGACCTCAGGTTTGACGAATGGGAGAAGGAGATGTATGATTGGTGCAGTAAACTACCGTCAAGTTACGAGTTCTTAAAACAAACGATTTACAAGGAGTAATTATGTCTGAGGAAATTCTTGATCAATATCAGGAGGCGATTGATGAGTGGGAACCTGAAACTATCACTGAGGTGAATAGTGAAGAGGAAGCAGTCAAGTCTCTGGATGATCTGTGGAAAAATCTTGTGTATCAACATCGTGAAAGATTCAGAGAGTATTCTGATCTTCAAGCATCTGTTTCTGCGATGAGTTTTGACCGTCAAGAGACACGTATTGACTTCACCAAAATGAATGAAATGCGTGATGATCTGGTTAAGATTGAAGGTGGTCTCGAAACTATCAATCTGTATCGTCGATTGGTTCTCGGTGAAGAACCTCAACCATGGGTTGAGTCTGAACTTCAAGAGCAACGTAAAAAGATCAAAGTTCGCACACGTCCTGGTTACGAAAAGTATGCTAACTGGGAATCAGATCAATCTGAAACTGATGCTAATCTGAACAAGACTAAGTAATGAATCTTGATTATATCTTCCCCACCCCAATATGGTGGGTTGATCTTGACATTGATCTGGCAAAGATGGAGGATATTACATATAATATCGCTCATGAAATGCCATCCAAAGCACGAAGCAATCGGGGGTTACTGAACTATCAGTCCCCTGATTTTATGGGTGAACAGATTCTTGCTGATGAGAGTCTGGGTGATGATGAGTTCAAAAAACTGTTGCAACAAATCAAAGCAAAGGCAACAGAAGCGTTCGGATCTTATGGTTCCTGCCATACAACTATTGAGTATGCAAATGCATGGTTCAATATCAATGGCAAGGGAGGATATAATGAAGTACATGTACACCCAGGTGCTGTAATATCTGGTGCTTTCTATGTTAAAGTGCCCGAAGGTGAGTGTGGAAGAATTACATTCCATAAGAATGCTGCTGAGGGTTTCTTAGTTCATTCTATTGGTACATCTGAGGACATGAGTACAGCAGAGGTGCCACATACACATTCAACATGGTCTTACCCACCTATTGCTGGTAGACTATTTCTATTCCCTGCTTGGGTTGCTCATGGTGTGCGAGAGAATGAAACTGATGATGAACGTGTAAGTATCTCATTCAATTTCATACCTGTGAGAAACAAACAAAACATGCTCGACATTATTAAACAAAATGAATCATCTAGTATTTCCTACGACAGTAGTAACGGGTCAGATACTACCAACTGATGATCAATTCAATGAGACGTATGCATTCTTAATGCAGGCGTTTGATAGATGTAAAGGTGGATGGGCATTAGAAACAGGTAAATCTACCTCAGAGTTTCAAGATGGTAAAGCATTGTTTGAAGAACCTGAGATGGATTGGATCACTCATCCACTCTTAGATGCTGTGCGTGACTATTGGAACAACACAGTAAAGTATAGAAAAGACTGGCATCTTTATATTGATAGTATGTGGGCAAATTTGCACACAGAAGGCGACTCTACGGGTCTACACGCCCATATAGGCGGTGCTAGGAGTAAATCCCACGTCTCGTGTGTTTATTACTTGCAAAAGGAACTGAATGGTGGACAGTTGCAGTTTGAGAATCCACTACAACAAATCCATCGAATGTGCCCTCTCCATATGGAATATGATGATTGGTCACGAGAGGGTGACGATTGTAACGAATACTGCTATGATTGGCACACATTGGACACACAAACGTTTGACTATGTTATATTCCCTTCGTGGTTAAGACATAGAACGTTGCCGTATCACAAGAAAGAACGCATTGCTATCAGTGTGAACGTTGCAGGGTTTCCGTTAGATCCAACCGAAGGTGAATTTGCAGAACTTAAATGAACAAACTACTCCTACCATTCCTCAACCCTGACATTTTCCAGTGTGGTGATAAACCAATGGTGTGGCGTCGTGCATTAGACAATCCCACACAATATGTGAACTGGGATACAGTCACGCACTGTTTCAATAATCCATGGTATTATAGAACTCAGGTCCTCAACTTTGAGGGTCGTCGTTTAATGTTACCTGAGAAGTTTGAAGTATGGTATGAGAAAGGTGTACCACATAAGAGTGAATTGTTTCAAGCAATCAATGAAGGTCATACGTTCATCATTGAACAGTATGGTCATTACAATCCAGCAGTAGATAATCTCTTAGAGAATATCGAAGACATGTTTGATTGTAACTGTGATGCACATATATTTGGTAGTGCTAAGCAAGGCAGTAGATCGTTTGGTGCTCATTGGGATCTACCACCTAACTTTATCTGTCAAATTGATGGTGAGACACACTGGAATGTCTACGAAGAGAGATGTTCTGCTCTCATTGAGATGACTGATGAACCATACTTACCAAATAAAGAAGGGCGAGAACTAACTGTTGCCCTAGATACTGTGTTGCAACCTGGCGATGTAATGTATATCCCAGCAAGAACATATCACAAACCATTCCCAGGTGGTAAGCGATTGTCTATGTCTATCCCTTGCATGTATCCTCGTGACGTACCCAGCGACCGTAAGCAATATGCTATTGAGTTCAACTCGATCCCCACTCCCTAAGGTTATCTTAGATCAGATCGAAGAGTTAGTCAGTAGCACAAGATTTCCATGGTATTTTATTAAGGACACCACATTCATTGATGGTCCTATACCTTTTGGTGGTGAGTTTAGTAGTTCATCATTCTCACATGTGTTGGTGATGGACTATGAACCAGCATCACAATACTATGATGTGTTTGAGTCTGCTCTACGTCTGATTGCAGACGATTGTGGTCAACAATTCACAGACATCTATCGTGTTAGATTGGGTATGTTATTACCTGATGGTTTGCCTCATCATACGCCACATGTTGACTTTGAAGAAGAACACACAACTGCCCTTCTGTATCTTAATGATACAGACGGAGACACCTATCTCTTCAATGATGAAAGAAGTGTTAGGATTCCAAATTGCCAGTTGCGCGTTGCGCCTGAGCGTGGCAAAATGATTGTGTTCGCTGGTCATGTGTTACACGCATCGAGTTCACCCTCCGAAGGTTACAGAATCGCGATGAATGTTAATTTCAAACCCAGAGTTCGTTAAATAGTTACGGTCTCTTGCTGTCTATGACCATGTTCCTTAAATCTCAGGTGCTCAACGAGGAACAGAAAGTGTTACTCAAACATGCACTGTTCAGTCTACAAAAAGAATACTATCAAAAGAATGGTGAAGTGCCCCCTAGAACTAGGAAGTTAATTGATGAAATTGCGACCACCCTACATCTCAGACATGAGGATCATCGATGATTTTCTTGACCCAGATTATCACTCCCATATCCATGATATACTCATGGGGTGGGAGTTTCCGTGGTTTTATCAGCACACATTAACTCGTGGGTCTAAACACATACAGTCACATGGTTTCAATCATTGGTTGACAGTGGAGGGGGATCCAGATTTCGCTCCACTGGTACAACTAATGCAGACAACTGTTGCTGCTGAGGAATGTCTGCGTGTTCGTGCTGATATGACACTCTATAATCCAGAGGGGTACAGGCATGATTTTCATGTAGACTGCGACGAAAGACACACTGTTTGTATCTACTATGTCAACGATACTGATGGCGACACTGTTATTTTGGGAGACAAGAGTGATCACGACTTCGTTCGTGTCCAACCTAAAAAGAATAGACTCCTAACATTTAATGGGAGACACATGCACACTGGACACTCTCCCAAACAGCACAAAAATAGGATCTTAATTAATGCAAACTTCCACTGATGTCATCCCCCTATTTTCATCACCAGTATATGTCACAGTTGATGAGACTATGCCTGATGTGATTGATGAGATTGCTGATTGGGAATATGCAAACATTGCAGGTCCTGGATTAGGTAGTCAATCTGTTGACCAGGATGTAATTAACAAACTGCCAAGTATCAAAGAGTTTCTATTACCACACATCAGAGAATATGTGTATGGTGTAATGGGTATTGATGAATCACATAGTATTGATTCACCTTGCTCATGGGTCAATATACACCAATACTTGGAGAAATCTAATGAGCACATGCATAGAAACTCTATGTTCTCAGGTATATTGTATCTGAGAACTCATCCTAATTGTGGTGACTTGGTGTTTGTAGATAATAGGCACGATGTTATCTCACCACACAAAGCACACACAAATGTGTATAATAGTAACCAGTGGACACTTACGCCAGTGGACGGTATGGTTGTGATCTTCCCATCTCATCTGGTACACTATGTTCAGAACAATTTGGACACTGCCAGGAGGTATTCACTAGCATTCAATATCATGATCCGAGGTGATTTTGGAAACCCCACATCTTATCTAACTCTATGACTACCCCCCTGTTTATTTCAGAAGCACCTGCATTAGAGATCAGAAACATTGTCAACTCATTATCAGTTGGCGCTCATGTTCGTTGGAGAGGTCATGAGGGTTACATTGAATACCTGGATGACAATCACATCTTAATTTGTGTCAGTGAGAAAGACAATCCTCCTGGTTCACGAAGACCAACCAACAAATGTTGTATGGTTGTTATTGAAAGTTGCTGGGATGAGTTAGAGGTTGATGATACATACTTCAACCATGTTAAAGCATACCGTGGTAAGACAAATGATCACCCAGGCAACGAACTATTACCTACGATTGACGAACGATGATTGATTGGTATAAAATAAAGGCATACTACATTCAACAGTATCTTGATGATCTAAAAAACAATGAAGTACACGACTGAACAACTCATCAATGCACTTGTGTCAGAGTGGGAGTATCTCTGTCATGATGACCCAGAACCAGATGATGCAACACCAGAAGAGTATCGTAAGGAACTTGAAGAGTACACTTATGATGAGTTGATTGAAGAAACTGGCACTGATGAAGGTTTCACTCTCGATGAATTTATTGAGGCATACTCATGAGTTATGATGCAACTGTTGAATTCAAATTTGATTCTACCTGGACTCCCACCTATGGATCATCTTCCTACCCTACTGATGACTTCCTCCCAGAAGAACATTTTATAATTACAGCACCTGCTGCTGATCTTAATGCCAAGCAGTATTTCAAACTGTTTGAGAAGTTCATGCTGTGTGTAGGTATGGATCCCACATCTATTCGTAGTGGTGCTATGTCACTGGTCTTCAATGATTATGTTAATGAGTCAGACCAACGCAAAGTCTGTAAAGAGTATGAACTGACTATGGATGAAGATCTCCGCGATAAGTTTGAACTCTGGAAACAAGCAGAGGAAGAAACTGATCGTATGATGGCGAAGATTCGAGTAGAAGAAGAAATTGCTACTGCTAAACAATTCATGGAGTTAAACAATGACAATCCCTAATTTCAAATCCCAAGAAGATTGGGAAGAGTTTACTGCACTGTTTGATGCACGTTGGCATTGTAAGAAAGCACTGCTAGATCGTGTCAAGGATGATATGTTCCCTGGATATGGTTGGCAATCTCTCCCACCATCTTCCATTGAGACTATCAACGACATCACACAATCACTCCTGTATGATGTAGAGTTCACATTCAAGGAATCGCATCCAGATTATAAGAATGCAGATGATGAATTGTTCATTCCACGTCGCACATTCAAGGAAGATGTAGAAGAAGCACTACTCAATGCTAATCAGAAGTTCTGGAATAGTGGTAACGAAACAATCCACAATGTGTCATTAGGAGATAAGTAGACAGTCGTGGAACTGGTTGGGGGTGGCGTTGCCGCCCCTTTTTCGTGTATAATTACAGGGTATTCGACCCCCATTGATGTCCATCACCCTCCGTCCCCACCAGCAGCGTGCTCTCGATGCAATGCAGACCGCTGACAAGGGTCAGGTGATTGTTCCCACTGGTGGCGGCAAAACTATCATCATGATTCAACACGCATTGCAACTGCTTGCTGAGTCTAATCGTACCATCGTTGTTGTTGCTCCTCGCATCCTGCTTGCTAATCAACTGTGCGACGAGTTCATGTCGTTCATTGACAACAGCAACGTGCATGTTTGCCATGCTCACAGTGGTGAAACTCACTATTTCCACAGCACCAAACCCGAGAAGATTGCACTGTTCGCTAACACTGCACGGGCAGCAGGTGAGTCCTGCATTATCTTCACCACCTATCATTCTCTCCCTCGTGTAATCGACAGTGGTATTGCTATCAACTGTGCATACTTCGATGAGGCACACAACAGTGTTGCCAAGCAGTTCTTTATTGGCACTGCTGCAACATCCATGGTCGCTAATCATTGCTACTTCTTTACTGCCACTCCTCGTATTTCTCGTCGTCACGATCGTTCGATGGGCAATAGTGACGTGTACGGTGGCATTCTCTGCAATGTTCCTGCTCCTGAACTCATCGAGCAGGGTCACATTCTCCCCCCTACGATTGTTCCTTTCGAGACCGATCTGACTCGTAACAAGCACAACATCCACGACGTTGATGCTGACACTGTGCGTGACATTATTGACCAGATCGATGAGACTCACGCTAGCAAGATTCTTGTTGCTGTGCCCTCTTCTCGTGTGCTGGGTAACATGATCTCTCGCACAACCCTGCTGCTCGAACTCAAAGAGCGTGGTTACAATGTCATGCACGTTACCTCTAAGTTCGGTGCAATCATTGACGGTAAGAAGGTCTCTCGTGAAGTATTCTTCGACACGCTGACTGCATGGGGTAAGGAAGTTGGTCGTAAGTTTGTTGTCTTCCACTATTCTATTCTCTCTGAGGGTATCAACGTCCCTGGTCTCACTCACTGCATCCTGCTGCGTAATCTTAACGTGGTTGAGATGGCACAGACTATCGGTCGTGTGATTCGCCTAGATAAGGATGACGCTGCACGTTTGCAGTCTGGTGAGTTGCAACCCCAGCAGTGGGGTTTCTACAACAAACCGACTGGTTTCGTTGCAGTGCCTGTTCACAAAACTTATGGCAAGCATGTGGTCAAGCGCCTGCAAAATGTGGTTGATGCTATATTTGTCAAAGGTATTCCTCCCCTCTCGCTGGTTGCATAATGGGTAAAGTTCAGAATCTATTTCCAAAGTGGTATTATCATGGTGAGGTGAAGCGTCATGAGGATATTAAGTCCATGCTGACATATCAACTCACCACAGCAAACTTAAAACAACCCGATGAGTGGAACTGTACTGTTCGCTCATCTTTTGATAGTGATACAAATCAGGATGATTTCTCATGGGATTTGTTCAACAACTATATTTCTGACAATCTCATGGACATGCACGTCCAATTGGGTGGGCGCGTCACCTCGACCATCAAAATGTCAGAAGCATGGATAAATGTATATCATCGGGGTGATTCGCAAGAGATACATACACATTGTGGTGGAAATAACACTGCATTCAGTTGTGCTTACTTCATGCAGTATGATCCTGAAAGGGATGGTAAGTTTGTATTCTACGATCCTAATCAAGACGTGCATCATGGGTATTTCAGTAAGCACTACCCAGCAACAAATACATGGTTCCCAGATGTGAAGGAAGGTGATATAGTCATCTTCCCATCATACTTACATCATCAAGTTACTCCACAGGGTGATAATACAAATGCACGAATTACAGTGTCTGCTAATTTTCAATTGACATCAGGTATTAAATTATGAGTGATATTAGAGTAATCGATGGATACTTTCCTGATTGGATTGTAGATGATGTGGGTAACTATCTCTCGACAGATTTCCCCTTCTACTACAACAACACACCATATGGTGATTACAGCAAGGCACGATTCTGGGGCAATACTGTCATCAGAGACAATGAGTTTACTAGCGAAACTCCATGGTATTGGTTCTTTGCATACTTCAATGAATGTATCATCAAAGATATATGCAAGGATCTGCCACTAACACACATCCACAGACTGTTAGTTAATGCACAGAACCCTGGGCACACGTCACAGACACACACTGACTTCAATCGTCCTGCTACCAGTATCATCTACCATGCATATGGTGAGGATGGTGATACTACCTTTGCAAATGGTGAGAAGGTAGCATTTAGGCAGGGAAGAATCATCGTATTTGATTCACTAATGGAACATGATGGTGAACCTCCGAGTAAAGATATTCGTATCTCACTTGGAGCGATTGCGCCACATGGTGGAGTCCAGTTTGAGTAGTGTCCACTAAATAGTCCTGAGCGTCCGATTGCCTGTATATTAACAAGGTAGTCAACAAACCACACAACGGAGTCAAACATGTACGGTGTCCGCCCTGCTCGCCTTACCCTCGACGAACTTGTTGCTGAGTCCCGCGAACTTCTTGCCAAACTTGATAAGAACACCCCTGCAACTGAACCCACACCTTTCCTCTGGTCTTGTGCAGAAGGTCGCTGGGTAAATAACCCTGACCACGCTAAGTTCATCCATGGTAAGTTCCAGCGGTGATGCAATCATGTTCTCGCAACTCATTATACTATTGTTCCCAATAGTATTTGGGTTGTTTCTTTTTTTCCTTTCACTCCTTGATCAATGAGAATCACTCTTCTCGCTCTCGTGCTATTCTTTGGTGGATTTATTGGCGTCAATGCCATTACTTCTATCAATAAAATGCAGGACAGTAAGATGGCACGTTTCTGCAAACAGGTGCCCGTTGGTGCATCTTATGACGACCTTTGTGCTAAATATCGATGAGTAAAGATTTCTTCACACAAACTTCAACTGCACCATATGATCGCCATAGATATAAAATATGGTGTACTGATGATACAGTTAAAATTGTAGACAGTTATGACGAAGTTCTAACTGCTTGGTGGAACTTTCCACAGCATTGTCGTATAGTTGAGGTCATCGATCAAAAATCAAAAGGAGGAGGATTTGCATGACTGGTATCAACGTTCGCACGAAAGAGTGCTACAATATCGAACTTGCAAAACAACATGTTCATGAGTTGATGAGAATCACCTCAGGACTCAACCATCAATCTTATGTCAAAGGTCTTCTTGAATCATTATACAAGGAGTTAGAGTATCAACATGATGTGCTCCGATCCCCAGAATTGTCCCGACTGGCAACAGAGCAATCTGGACATTCTGAGCAGGGTTGACTTATCTGATCTGCATAAGTATACTGTAATTTGTTCAAACAATTTTTATGATTGCGTACGACATGCCTCCTGCACCAATAGTGCAGTGCGTGAGTTGCAACAGCAACGAAAAACAGACTCTTGAATTCTTACAAAAGCGAGGGATTCGATCTATGAACGCCCTCGCAACCGTTATGGGTAACATCAAGCAAGAGTCAAACTTTCTCCCTGATATTTGCGAGGGTGGAGCACGAGTAAAGTATCATCAGTGCCATTCTGGTGGTTTTGGTTTGATTCAGTGGACCTCGACTAATCGTTACATTGGTCTCGGTAGGTTTGCTAACAAATATGGCGGTGATCCGTCCACTTTGTCTACTCAACTCCGCTACATGGTTAATGAGACACAGTGGGTAAGATATGAACCTTACCTTAAAGGTGAAGGTCAATCTATCGATTATTATATGAAACATGCCTGGAATTGGTTAGGTTGGGGTATTCATGGATACCGCACCAAGTATGCATATAATTATCGAAATAAGTTTCAAGTTGTTGTCCCTGATGTGAATCGTAATGTCGCAAACTCTGTTCCCAGTTAAATATCATCACGCTCACATTCACAACCACAAGCAGGTGTTCGGTTCTCTATTACAGAGTGCTGAGCATCTGCTTAGCAACACAAATGGTCGTTGGAATTGTGAACTACAAACCACATACTTTGATGAGAAAGATGTAGTTCATCCCGAAGAGTTAGGCACAGTTCTAGCACCATATCTCTATCAATACTTCCCCAACTGGTCAGACATTGAGATCTTGAATAGTTGGTTAAATTTGTATAATTCTGGTTGTCACCAGGAACCCCATCACCACATCCAGTTCCCTGAATTTATCAATTTTTCAGGAGTTGTATTCATTCAGTACAATCCTGAGACTGATGCTAAGTTTTACTTTGAGAATATGAACTTGGATCATACAATCAGTGGTTACACACAACTATTTCAACAGAGTCCAATCATGGATCTATCTGTTAAGGAAGGAGACATCATTGTCTTCCCTTCGTTTGTTCGTCATGGCGTACATATGCAGAAGAGTGACACAAATCGTCTGACATTAAGTTTCAACATGTGTGTCCGTCCTATGAGTAACCCACCCAACGCTCCTGAATTTCCATGATCTCAGAATTTGATAGACTACTATTTGCACACATGCAGATAGAGAATATACTCAAACTCATCAAAGATAACGAGTGGGAAGAGTATATGAGTCGTAATCTATTCACAGTTAAGTATGAGTTGGAGCGACAGATTAGCAACGCAAAGCAAAGAGAAAAGAATCAGTGTGCCAGTTCGGAGAACTGTCCACCAAATCCGCCACAGGCACCAAAATGATCTATATTAGCATTGTTGAGACAAACGACCATGATTCTCGAAAACTTCCTCACCACTTCCTTTCAGAATGTACGCTCCTCCAAGCGTACTGACGAACTGCACAAAGTGCTGCTCGATGAGATCCTGAACGCTAATCCTGACCTCGCTGAGTATACTTGGAAGTTTGAATATCAACTGCAAGAAGATGCATTCGGTGGCACGTTTGACATCGACATCGCAGGATTTGATGCTGATGGTGATATTCGCGTTGCTATTCTTGCCAAAGCAATCAACAGCAATGTGAACAAGAATATCAAGAACTACGCTAATACTACGATCGGAGAAGCAGCACGACTCTATTATGCTCCTGGTTGTAATTCCATCGAGAAGATTCTGTTTGTCAGTGTTCTTCCTCGTGTCGCTCCACGTTTCAACACTGCTGGCGATGTTGCTGGTTTCGATGATGTTCTGAGTGCCAAGAATCGTACCAAGATCGATGATGTTCTGCAACGTCAATATCATGGCGCTGTTGATACCATCGATCTGTTCTTTGATATTGATAACGTGAGGGAGCAGAATACCAAGGCAGACTATCAAGAAATCAGTGTGAGCAATCTTACTCCCTGCCCCATGATCTGGTGACATGAAACCGCATAGATTGAGAGGTCTTGCTAGTGAGATGCTATTTGCTGCTCGTTGGTATGAATTAGTGGATGATGAGATATTATCACTCATCACTCCAACTATTGACACTGGATGGGATTTTATGATTGCATCTACTGGTGCTAGGATACAAGTCAAGCGACACACAAAATCTAAGAAGTATAATCCTTACAACTTAGATCTGCGTCGTAAGCGTAACAAAGGCACTGGTAATTACACAGGCAAAGAATTTGACTACCTCGCAGTTCATGATACTGAAAGCGATGAATTTATCATCGCTGATGTTAAAGAATTGATGAATGGTAACAAAATGAAACAATCCATCGGGATCAGGTCTCTCACCAGCATAGACATGTGCCAGTTGGTCAAACTGTCCACTATTTGAGCACAGGGCACCGTTTCCCTGTATATTAAAAGAGTCAAAGGAATTCTTCACATGCAACTCACCAATTCCGTCTGCATTGTTGACTTCTTCCCCGAAGCATTTATTGAGGGTGAGGGTGTCAAACGTTTCATCAAGCGTGTTACTTTCCCCTCTGATTTCGGTAAAGATCAACAGTCCTGGTCTGTAATTACTAAGCAAACGTTTGGTCACGAAGTGAACGAGCGTATTGCTAACGGTGCAGATGTCACTGGTTTCAATACAACCAAGTGCCCTGATTCCTATACTCCTTGCTTCTGCTGATTTCATGATTAATTGTGTCTGGACTGCTGAATCATTAGCAGCAGAACTAGAAGTCACTGTCGATGAATTGTACGACATGATGACAACTGGTCCCCTTCGTTTTCTTCTCTCCGATCTCAACAATGACTGACAATATCATCGATCGTGATGAACTCCAAGCAGCATATATCAACCAGATCATTGATGGCATGGACCTCAAAGATCTCATCGCGTTGGTATATGATCAACTGGATGAAAATCTCGACAAATATACTGTCAATGAACTGATTGAAGAGGTTGAAGAATACTATCCTGAGTTGCTACATGAAGAGAATTGATGTGCCAGTTCCCCAGGTGGTTTCGCGGTTTTGTATCACTGTGAACTACCTGGATCGCTGAAAGGTGCAATACTAAGATCAATCAAACGAAACGACCAATGATCAACCGCTCTCTGACTCTCGATCGCGAATTCTGCGCTGCTATCGAAGGACTGCAAGAGTTCACCCTAAACACTAACGCTGATTGCGATATGGCATACGATTGGGTTTGTGATCAGGCAGATTGTCACTCCTTTGTTGCAGATAAGGATGCATGGGATATGTTCTACGATGTGTGGGAATCTGCTGCTGTGGGGTGAATGCCTAAGTACGACGCCAATTGGTGGAATAATATGAACAACCACAACTACAACGACCCCTGCACAATCGCACTTCAAACTGATAACAACCTCATGGCAATTCACAATCCTTACGTCGCAAATCTCGTTGAGATGGGTTATGATGAGCAAGACTGCAATGTCGCCTCTGAAATGTTTAACAAGCACGAGTTTCCAAAGTATATTCATGGACGCTATTTCGAGACCGAGCAACAATATCTCGATGAGTTGCACGATTTTCTCAACGGCATGTAGTCTTTCCGCAAACTAACAACAACTCTCCGCATTTTCCGCATCATGCTCATCATCGAATCCTCCAAGCGTCATAACAATTTCATTCACTACGTTGAAGACATCTGGGTGACCGAAGATTCTGTCTGGCAGGGTGAGAAACGTCTTGCCGCCTTCACTATTACCGAAGACCTCGATGGTGAGCACATCGGTAATCCTAACCCTCCAAAGTATCGTATCAACCAACGCAAAGAACTTCCCAGCGGAGTGTATATCTACGAGAAGATCTTTGGTGCCGACACTGTTGCCGAAGCAAAGGAATTGATTGAGGAATACATCAACGAGGAAGTCACACAATACGTTGAATTGCATAAACAATTCGACCGCTGAGACCAGTCCGCGAACTGGCACACAAAACAGGCACGACCCTCAAAATGCTCTATATTAGATGAGTGGAGGGGATTTCACTTCACAAACGTCCTTCAATCTCAAATCATGCGTAAGATCGAGCAGGCAATGAACACCGCCATCGCTAACAACGCCAACTGGCAGTCTGGTAACACTTCTGTCTCCTTTAACGAGGAAGATAACCTCTCTGTTGTTCGCCTTCACGGTAACAAGATTGCCGAGATCGGTGATAACTTCATCCGCCTCTTTGATGGTGGTTGGCAAACCAATACCACCAAATCTCGCCTCAATGCTATTCTGAAAGAGCACGGCGAATCTGGTGACGGTGTATTTCAAA